TTTTTGATTAATTGTTTATAAGTTGCTTCGAAACCAGTAGAAATAAAATCGGAAGGTTCGATAACATTGCAATTTCTCCACCACTTATCTCGGATTGTATCGGTTTCTTTATCATAATATTGATTATTTGGAATCCGAATTATTTCTCCAGAATTTGTTTTGATTTCATAAGTATCAGAATATGTTCCGTTAGAGATAGCTTCGAGTTTTTTTCGTTGAGAAATAGAAATAACGGTATCTCTGTCGTAAGTGTCGAATAAAGAGTGTCTGTCGATATTATCTACGATATCGAATACGATACAAGGTCTGTCGCTACCGGATGATAATGCTCTGCCTAATTGCTGGATATATACGATATCAGAGTGTGTGCAACGGTACATAAAAATTCCCGTTAAATCAGATAAGTGATATCCCATATTTAACATATCCACACAGAAAATGAGATCGATTGTATTTTTTTTCGGTTTTAATGAGTTTAATTTATTTGCATTTTCGGTTGTTTGTTTATTTTGTGATGTAATAGTTAATATATTTATTTTGTATTTTGGAAATGCTTGGTGAAACCACTGTTTTACTTCGTTATATTTATTATCGATATGAGAAAAACCGTTAAAAAAACAAATAAATTTAAAATAATTATCGTTAGGTCGGATTTCCGAAATTCCCGCACGAATAATATTTTCGATATTGTATAAATTAGCGATTTCGATAATTTTTTTATCGATTGTTTTAATATCGAAATCGGAATATTTTTGAATTTCTTTTTTGACATCGTTATTTATTTTATCGACTGGATTATGAGTGCAGAATACATAATAAGGTTTTTGTAATAGTCCGTCTTGAAATGCATTATGTAGGGTATATTCGTAGACATTGATACTGTCGCAGAATTCATCGATTACATCGAAAGCATCCATACGATTGGGGGTTGCTGAGGCTGCTACGAAATGCGATTTTTTATTATTGTTTAATAAGTTTTTTAAAGCAGTTTTAGTTCGAGTTGCTCCGATTCTGTGACATTCGTCTGCGATGATTAAATCGTAATCGAATTTGAAATTAGATAAACGGATAAGTTTCATGTATGACATGAAATTAATGTTTCCGATTGAATCTGATTTATAATCGATTGTTTTTAAACTGATATTATTTTGTATGCAATAATTTTTCATCATTTCTGTTTTTAATTTTCTTCCGGGATATAAAAATAAGACTTTTTTATATTCGGAACACAATTTTACAAGCATAAATGATTTTCCGAAGCCCGTTCCTCGGACTAATGCGGTTTTTCCGTAAACGGATAAGTTGTGTTTTAGATTTTCGTAAGTTTTTTGTCTTTCATCCATATTTTTTTGCCTCGTTTCGATAATATATTAATTCTTAAAATAAACTTTGTCAAGCATTTTTTTTGACTTATTTATAAAAAGATATCCGATACTAGGATACCTTCTTTTTTATTTTTCGATTTAATTCGGTTTCTAATGCTACTATATTATCATGCTTTTTTTGTTGAATTTTTAGGCGGATTGCATCGTTTTGTTTTTTCCACGCTAAGTATTTTACACACTTACCGTGGCAATCGAAAGTTCGTTTTTGACAATCTTTGCAAGGACAAGTTTCTAACATTTTTTGCCCCCTAATAACATAGCATATTTATGTTTTAATTTAGCATATTCGATAGTTATTTTTTTGAGTTGTCCGACTTTTGTTTTGTATTTTCGATAGGAAGGGCGGTTAATACACGATAGGAGTAATTTTCTATCTGTAATTCTGTCGCTAGGTTCTTCACTGTCTAAATCGTTGAGTGCTTGAATATATTTATTCATTGTATATATCTCCTAAATAATCATCTAAAATTTGAATTATAACATCTGATTTGGAACGTCCGGTTTTAAGGCATAAATAATTTAATTTATCTGCTATTTCTTTTGGGACACGTGCTGAAACGATAACTGTTGAAGAATGAATTGGGTATTTTCGTTTAGTAATCATGAGATTAATCATCCTCCTCTTCGCCGAATAAGCTGATTTGTTCGTTTATTTGTTCGTTGATTTGTTCATCAAGTTCTTCGCTAAAATCTAATAAATTCATTTCGCCTTTTTGGTTCCATCCACTAAGACGATCTTTAGCGATTTCGAAATACTTGTCATTGATTTCAAATCCTATATATTTTAAACCGAGTTGTTTAGCGGCAACGGCTGTAGTTCCAGAACCAAGAAAAGGATCGAATACAATTCCGTTAGGTGGACAAGCATGTGCGATATTCTGTCTCACAAACTCTAAAGGTTTACATGTCGGATGTCCGTAATTGTTTTTGTCTAAAACATTTAATCCACTAACATAGAATTTGTGCTTGTGATCATAACCATCGTTGAGTTTTATTCCGCTTTCTCTGAAATATAAACAATATTCAATATCGGGTAACCATGTATTGTTTGTAGCTGGTGTTGGATTATTTTTGCCCCATACTAATATTTCATAAAAAATTTCTCTGTTATTTTCTTTTGCCCAGTTAAGATACCAGTTAGCGATATCGAATAATTGTAGTTTACTGCACCAAATAAAAGTGTTTATTTTTGGTTGGATACGAACAAATTCTTCTAAAATGCTATAATCAAATCCTCTATCGATTTTCGCTTCGGCTAATCGATCCGCATTAGCACGAATTCGTTTTGCGACATCGCTTGAACCACCTCCACCCATTTGATATAAGTAAGGTACATCCGTATAGATAAGGTCAATACTTTTATCTGGAATTTCTTTTATTAATTTGTATGAATCTCCTAGATAAATATTATTTGTTTGTAATTTCATAACTTATAACACCCCCTTTTTCTTTAACCAATAAAGGACACCAGAACTCGATATTCCAAACCACTCGGCAATTTCCCTTATATAGAACTTTCCTGTCTTATACATAAAGATTAGTTCTTCTATATCTTCATCAGTGAGTATGCGATAATGCCTATTAGTGTTATTACCAGACATATTTTTCTTCTCCATAGCAATCCTTAAATCTCAAACATTCTCTACACGATTTTACTCTTCGATTTTTTATGCAATTTTGAATTTTTTTTGATAATTTTGAAACTTCTTGTAAATCGGTTCCTTTAATAAAATTTCTTCTTTTACTCATTTTTTATTTCCTCAATGTATTCGTATATAATTTCTTTAATTTGATTTTGTTCTAATCCAAATAGCTTACCAATTATGGCAATCAGACAAGTAACAACAATAGAATCACCTGCACAATGGAAAATGGCACTGTCTGTCAAATCATATTCATACATATGTTCGGTATCTATATCTTGGAAACCCATCAACCTCATCGCTTCCTTCGGAGTTAATTTTCTAATTCTAAAGTCTTGCTTTACTACTGGTCTATCTATCGTATTTAAAGTAATAGACAAATCTTTATGGGTTCGTGGACCATGACCGTAACCATTTGGGAATGTTGTTGTTGCCATGTCTCCTTCGTTAAATTTATCGATTATTTCCGAATCGATATATCTACGAATATTTCCATCTTCGGTAAATAATTTGGCTTCGGTTTCACTAAATTCGCAAACACCGACTTCGCAAGTTGTTTTTAAGGTTTGGCTCATTCCGTATTGAACATTCCCTCTTTGGTGATGCATGCGACTAGAAATATTTATTCCATCTCCTTCATGCGCAATGCGATATCCATCTTCTGTATTTTCTTTAATAAGGATAGTGGCAGAAGATGTAGTTGAACCAGATTGCGCTGTTTGAGTGGGTGCCAAATCGGTTAATTCCGTTTTATTATATGGATTAAAAAATTCTGGAACGAGACCACCGTTTTCTGATAAATATTCTTCGTATTTTTTGGTTACAAAGTCATCGACAATTCCGACTTTTAAACCATTTCTTTCTGCTCTTAATGTTGGTGCATCTTCAGTGAAAATTCTTTTTTCTCGATTTTCGTATAAATCATCAATAATAAAGTTGTCTGTTACTCTCTGTCCAGCAGCAGTTGTAATACATCCAGCCACACCAGACTCATTGGTTAATTTTAGAGAAGATTCGAAACGAGATGAACGATCAAATTTAGATTTTTTTTGATTTATTCCAGTTAAATAATTAATCATTTTCTGAGATAAATAATATTTCTTATCTACCTTATTTTTATCTTCTAAAAAATCTTTTAAATTGTATTTTCTTGGAATAGGTCTGGGAAATTTATAATTTAAATTTTCGCCTAAAATAGAAACCATAAAAGTTCTCTCTCTGTTCTGTGGTATTCCAAAATCTTTTGCATTTAAGTCTGTATAGAAATTGCAATACCCTAATTCCTCCAAACGAAGCATCCATTTTTCAAAATTAGGATAATCTTTTTCGGAATGGATAGCAGGAACATTCTCCATAATTAATACCTGTGGTTTTTCAGATAATTCTGTTAAAATTCTCTCTACTTCCCAAAGTAAACCTGAACGAGTTCCACCTTCTGATTGCGAAATATCCATTCCCTTGCGAAGACCAGCTAATGAAAGATCTTGGCAAGGGAACGAGTAAGTTAGGATATATTCATATTTATCGGTATCGACTATTTCTAAATCTTTACCATGAACATCCATAATGTTTAGTAAATTATGATTCGCTATGCAATTATTATAAGCATTTTTTATCCATTTTAACGGTTTCTTAGCTAACTGTTCTTCGCTTAAAGGTTTGTTATAGTCCACACTAATTCCGTTAATTCTAGCAAGCATTTCTTCTTTTGCTTTGCCTTCGGAATAGTCCGTAAAGTCTCTATTATGAATAGCATTACAACCGATAATTGAATTATAAGCCCACTCGCAAGTTTTATAGGATTCAACTGGAACATCTAAGCAATCACCTAAGAACTTTAGTGCTTTATATTGTGCTTCAATACCAGAGAAAAATGAAATAAGACGAACTGGTTTGGATATTTTATATTCGGTTAGAAATTCATCGAATAGTGATAATTGTTCAAAATCATCCATTATTTTCTCCTTCATTTAATCTATTTAATTTCATTTGTATGCGATCTTTCTTTTTTTGAGAATAGTTTTGCCATCTACCGATGATTGCCCACCATTCATAATTGATTTTTAGTTCAACTAAGCCATCTTTGATTAAATCGTTGATATAATCTTTGACTTTGCGACCTCTACCATCTTTCCAAGGATAATCTACATATACGATCCTTCGTGTATCGTTATAATAGCGAACATCACAACCTAAATCTTTTAATGCTTTGCTATAATTATCCCCACATTGAGCAAAACCATATTTGATGAGTTCTTCTGGTTTTATATCTTTTTTAAGATAATAAGATTTCATTTTAACTATCATAATGATTCCTCCACATAGCAAAAGTTTTGTGGTGCTTTTCTTAATAGATATTGATTTTGAATAAAATGAGGACTTATTGGAAAAGGTTTTCCTTTTAAACTATTTACGAGTGCTTCATTATAACCAACCTTATAGAACTCACTTAACTCTTTTGGTTTATCAAAGATTTCTAAATCGCTAATGTGAATGGCATAACCATTTTTCTTATTTAAGTAATTTTTTAATTCGCAAAAGCCTAAACAACATTCATTAAGAAAATCACTGAACCCTTGTTGCTCTAATTGATAGACACCTATTTGCCACGATATTTCTTCCACCTTATAGCAACGGAACTTGAATACGACTTTGCCACTATAATCTTCACTACAACTTGCTAATGGTCTTTCTTTTTTCCAAGTATTGCCATTACACCAACCTTTGAAAGATACATAATGCAAACTTTCGTTTTTCGAGCAATACCAATAAATATCGGCAAATCCATATTCATCAATGAGTTTTCGAATTGCACTTGCGAGTGCTTTGTTTTTTCTAATCTCTTTGGTTTTATCGCCATTCATTATTAAGGCAGACCATTTAGGTTTACCACTAATCATTATCGCTTTCATCAATTTCTACCTCTCTCTCTAAATTAAATGTCTTTTCTTCTTTATCAACCATTAATTTTTCGTATCTACAATAATTTCCATATTTCAACGGACAAACACTACAATATGGTTGTTTGTTGCATATCTTATCACACTCTTTAATCGTCAAATCTTTAATCTTCTTTTTCATAACAACACCTCTTTCAATAAATCAAATTCTTCTTTGGTTAATCTATTAGTTGTAAAATCTTCTTCTCCTTGAATGAAATAACCATTTTCATAATAATAAAATATCCATTGTTCATAAGTGATGTCTTTCCAGTCTTCAAACGTATAAAGGAAATATTCAACATTAACCCTTTTTTCTTCAATGATTTTTAATGCTTTGAGTTCTCTTGGAAAGCAAGCTTCTAATATCCAATCTCTAAAAAGAATTCTCTCTTTTTTATCGAGTTCCTTTCTTAAAATAAGTCCAATAGTGCCTGACAAAGACACATCTCCCTTTTCGGAAACCTCGACCTTATTGTCTTTAATTCCAAACTCAATAGTTTCTTTGATGATTTTAATTAAATTATCTTGTTTTTCATAATTTTTAAGAGTAGTAAAAATGGTGTCTAAATCTTCTTTGCGACCTTTATATCGTTTTGAATTTTGTTCTAATCTTACAAATGCTTCTAATTCTTTACTCATAATAATTCCAACTTTCCTTTTTCATTAGTTGTTGCTCTTTTGATATAGTTTCCTTTACTATCTTTTATAAATAAATCAAATTTAGGTTTAAATAACTTAAATTTATGTCTACCATCCAACCATTCTTTTAATTTAATTGCTGTTAGATAACCAAATGGTTTAATATTTCCTTCAACAACTAAAACTGCATCTGGGTATAAATCATCAATGTAAAGAATATCATCATCACATATCAATTCTTCAATAGTATCTGCTTGTTTGGTAATGATGTCTTGAAAATGAGGTAAATACAACTCTTGGCTTTTTAAAACTATGAAATCATTTTTGACTTCATAAATATTATCTCTAGTTCTAACATATTTCATTCTAATTCCTCCTTTAAGGCTTCCTCTAATTTACTATAGTTTTCAATAGCATCTCTAATTTTTGAATAATCTAAAAATAAAGGGCAATTTTTATTACCTTTTTCACAATTATTGTTTTTACAATTCCTACAACATTCATTCATTAAATGTTCTAGTGCTCTTTCTAATTGTCTATCCATAACAAGACCTCTTTTATTAAATCATATTCCTCTTGAGTTAACATTCTCCAACCTTCACCTAAAACACCCATAAATCTAGAATTATACCAAATAACATCTTTTTCTTCTGGATTTTCAATGATGTAGGGAATATCTACTTTTTTATCTTTAATAATCTTTAAGGCTTTAGACTTCTTTTCATCTTCGAGGTTAGTGATTTTGATTTCCTTATAGTTTTTAGAAATCATATCAATAAGTGCTTTTGTATGTCCGTTTGTTCTTCCGTACAAAATTACAGGTTTACTTGTCAATTCTTCATAATTTTTAAGTGCAGTTTCAATTTGAGTTCTTAATACTCTATATTCTTTAAGACCTTTTTCATCGCCAAAAGTCATTAAGTGCATTTTTGTTGGTGTATCCACATATTCTAAAAACTTATTAAATGCTTTTAATAGCGATAATTCTTTATTCGACTTATAATTATTTTCTTCAACTAATTCATAAGTCTTTTCAAATATATCTGGCTTGCAAGGGTATTTTTCTCCATTTATACCAGTAATAATATAATCTCCTATACTTGCGTGCATAACACCCTCTAATGTTTCAATGTCTAATTCAACATCAGTTTGGTATGCTTCAATAATTATTGGTTTCTTGCGATATTTCATAATAGTTCTCCTCAACTATTTTTTTATAAGGGCAATTCCTTTCATCTATATAATCGTGCAAAATCAAAACTTTGGTATAATACTCTAAACACAAGTCTTGAATAGGACAATAAGCACAATTCATTTAGTTTAGTTCCTTCTTTGTTAAAGCCCATGTTTTGCCATAGTCTTTCAATCGTAAAGAAATGCCTTCACCTATTTCCATACTTTCTTCAAGAATATAGATAGCCCAGTCAACTACTGCAATATGACAACTAAATTTGATTTCACTATCTTTTTTATAGAACAAACCATTAAAGGCTTTGAAAAAAATGTTTAAATCAATGCCTAACTCTTCTTCAATATCTTCTAATTGACACAATTTTTCTTCTGCTAAACCATGATTTGTTATTTCAATATATTTTATCTCTTTGAGTTTTCCATTTTTGTCACAACTCGGATAGCATATTTTTCGTTCAGTTAATCTCATAATAATTCCAACTCTCCTTTATCATTCATCTTTGCTACATAAATTAAGCCTTTATCAGTCCAAATAGCACCATAGATAGCAATGACATTAACATAATAATCAGCACCCATTTCGCTAGGAAATAAAACTTTTTTCTGTGTTAACATATCTTGATAATAATTGCTTGTAAGACATTGATTATGATAGCCATTACTTAAAACTTGGACTATCTCATCACACAATTCTTCAATAGTGTCGGCTTGTTTTATAATGCTTTTCTTTTTTATACAACATTGACATTTCATTTTTCTTTCAAAGTTAGAGATAACATCTACCCATTCATCATCATCTTCTTTAACTACTTCATATATTCCATATCTCGTTAAAATGTATTTTTTCATATTTTCTCCTTATTCTATAGCAATTCCAAAATCTGGATTATATTGCTTAGATAAGACATAAGACAATCCTTGTTCGTAGTAATAAACTACATCTTTACTGGTAAAAAGGTGTAATTCGAGACCGACATAAGCTGAGTTCAAATCGCCACCTTCTGGTCCGTATTCAGCCCATCCGTTAATATGGTAATACTTATCACCAGTGATTTGAGATTTTACATAAGCATAGTAATAAGTAAATGAGCCTGTCTCCATTTTATTGCCAACTATCTTATAGTTTTCACAAGCACATAAAGATAATGCACATAATCCGATTAATAATATCTTTTTCATATAGTTTTCTCCTTTTCTAATTATAAGGTTAGATGATTTGTTTACATTTGTCAACAACTTTTTTTAAACAAAATAAAACATTCAATATTACTAGTGTTCTTTAAAATTGCTTTTCCAAGAAACAAAATCATTTCTAAAAGGTGCTAGTTGATATTCATGTGAGTTTATTGCATGATCATCCAAATTTTCTCTCGCTTCACCCTTCTTGCCTCTGCGACTATTTTTATATTCTCTAATAAGATTAGGACATTTTTCACTTACTAATAAATCTTGATAGGAAAACATTAACCGTTCCCAATCAACACGACCTTGAATGGGCGTTTTTGTGGCTCCAATAAAATCAATATTGTAAATATGATATTTTCTCGCGGTCATTTCTAAAATTTGTCTAAAACCAATATCTGCACTATCGATATAGACATTAATACGACCTTTCATAAGAATATCACCACGAATTTTTCTACCTTCACCATATTTGTTCATCCACTCGATTATTGTATTCAAAATAGCATTAGCCTGTTCTTGTATATTCAGATTATCACGATTGTCTGTATTTGTAGAATTATATGTAGAATCGTTGCTATGATAATATTCATCGATTGCAACGGCTTTTTCGTAGCCCGGAGTAATACCACCTAAAATCATAACGGTTGCAGCTTTAACCCTAGTTGCCACATCTTCGTTTTTGTGAACAATAATTTTTTTACCATCTCCAGCAGATAAACCAGTATCTATTCCGATAGAAAAATCCATAAAAACAAAATCATCTTTTATTTGTTTTTCTGTTAAAATACAAGCATTTGTAAATTCTGGATATGTCATTGAAGTAGCGGCACCCCAACAGCCCAAAAATAAAGTTCTATAGTAATCTGGATTTTTTATTTTCATTTCTTGTGCCGCAACATCAACTTGATTACGATTACGGAATTCATTTGCTTTATAAGTTGAAATGTGCAAATACAAACCAGTTCCACCCGGCCCAACAAAATTCTCGTCTTTATAATCCATATATTTATGATGCTCTAAATACTCAAAATCATCTTCTAATCTTCCTTTAAAAAATTCGTTATATAGCCAAGTTTGATCGCTCCAAGCATTAAAACACATTGTAATTTGTTGTGGAACATCTATTTCTACCAAATTTCCTTCTTGATCATATCCCATACCAGAACGAATTGATTGATCAAGTTTTACAAAAGCATCCCAAGATTCAATTTCATATGCCTCTTCAATATATACACAAGTTAGAAAACCTTTTTTGCAAGCAATCGAGTTTAAACTAGTTGGATTGTTCATACCTGCGAACATTATTTTTCTTCCATCTATATATTCAATTTCCAGTGGCTGAGTTCGAGTTTTAAAATACTTTTCTAAACCAAAATCACTTATTGCACGACAAATGTTGGCAAAAGTAGAATTTCTATTATCCACATCATATCTTCTAATAACTAGAATATTAGTTTGTTCATCAGAAATCATTCTAATTACTGCTTCATTGCCTATTATATTAAATGATTTCTTGCTATTTCTGGAACCCTTAAAAAGACGATATCTACAATTGCGAGTATTAGTAAACCAACCATTACCATAGCATTTACCAATAGATTTCTGGACATCTATAGTAAGGATTCCGTTTTCTTCTTTAAAAATTCCTTGCCTCATTGAATTTTATTCCTTGCTTTATAAATGATTTTAAGATTAATTAAATTGTCAATAATATCCTTGCAACTTTCTTCCAAAGTGATTGCATTATAATATTGAACATGATCTGGGGCATTTATAAACAAACACCATGCGCCTTCTCCGTTCTCGTAAAAACATAGGTTTGCTTTTGAAAATTCATCACGAATTGAATCGTTTATCAACAATTCGCAATCTTTTTTGCCTTTTTCGTTTATAAACTCCTTAAATTCATAATTTTTAAAATCGGTATGCTTTTCTTCTTCTGTTGCATTTATATATATTTTTTCCATAGCATGTTTTAAGTATTGAAAAATCGTTCCGTTCTCTGGAAGTTTTATTGGCATAGCGAACAATTTTTCTTCTCCTAAATCGTCTTCATATTTAGCAAAACCGTATTTCAACAACAAATCTGAGTTTTTTTTGAATTTGCATTTAATTTTATAGATATATTTTTTGGACATAAAAATTTGTTCCTTTCGTTGGTTATATTTTAATATAAAAAAAAGGAAGGCGCAACCCTTCCTGCGGGTACTTAGATTTACTTGGGTTAATTTTACAATAAGTGGGAAGTGCTTAGTCACATTCTTTCATATACACTTATCAACCCATCCCGGGGTTCTACTAGCTTTATGTCATTTCTATACCGACTAACCTATATTTCTATAGGTGCTTTTGCAATCTAAGTGTCGGTTAATTACCTATTTCTAGGTGGTGGAACTAATTATATGATAGCATAGCCACTTAATTTTGCAAGAGTTTTTAAATCGTTTTGAAGTTCTCTAAATAAAGTATATTGATGTGAAATATCTTGTAAATCTTTGATTAAATCGTTTGCTTTTAAATATCCACTTACATATTTTTCTTTAACATTAAATAAAATGATTAAATCAGAAATATTTGCCTTTTTTTCTATTAAAATTACATGATTTAATTTTTCTTTTAATTCATAATCCATTTCTTGTATTTTATCGAGAAAGTTCATGTCGTTTTAATTCCTTTTGTATTTTAGACAAATATTTTTTGTTTTGCTTCTGAGTAAAAGGCTTTTTGTTTAATAAAAGCAAAATTTTTATTCTTTCTTCTTCTGCCAATAATTCCGAATAATTCATTTGTTTATATGTTTTCATCAAATTCTACCTCTCTTTCTAAATCAAAATGAGTATCTTCTCTTTGTCTTATGTTATCTAATTCAAAAAAGCGGCAAAGTCCATTCCCATAGGACAAAGGACATCGAGAACAACTTTTTCCGAAACAAATATGTCGGCATTCTTTCAAAGTTAAATCTTTAATCTTCTTTTTCATAAAACAATACCTCCTATTATTCTCTATTGTTTTTATCAAGTTCTTCGTTTTCGGCATATTTAAGATAATCTTCAATATCTTCTACACAAGTAAATATCCTATCTACTACTAATTCCTTAAAACCATAACTATTAAAAGTGTATAAAATATACATTCTTCTAGGGATTATTCCCCAAAAGTTAAATGGATTATATGCAATACGAACTCTTTTGACTTTAATGCCATATTCATTCCACCATTTTTTTCTATAATAATGATTTACATTCATAACATCACCTCTATTAATAAATCATATTCTTCTTGTGTATAACCAATACATGATTTTGCCATTGAATTGTATTCTGCACAATTATTTGCTCTTATTAAAGCATTAATATCAATTCCTTTTCTTTTAATAATCTCTAATGCTTGTTTATATTTGTTTCTTTCATTATAAAAATGTTCACTTTCTTTTAGTAATTCGTAATTTCTGGTTCTTAATTCAGTGTTTTCTTTAAGAGCAGTTTCAATCATAGCAATATCTTGTTTCCAATGAACTGCATTTTTAGACATAAAATCTTCAATTCTTTTTAATGCTTCTAATTCTTTACTCATAAATACACCTCTATAATTACTTTTGGTTCAATACTTTCAAAATCTTGTCTAACAACAATTTTTAATTCATCTACAAATGAAACAATTTTCTTACTTGCTTTTTCTCTTAAATGTTGTTCAAACTCTTTAACACGAACTTGTATTTCCTGTTCAGTTTCTTCTTCGATTTGTGCGATTAGTTCTTTTTTAAAAGAATTAATTAAGTTTTCTTCTTTATTCATTTTCTAATTCCTCCTTTGTTAATCTACTCATAACAATTCTAATCCTCCTTTATCATTCATCTTTGCTACATAGATAAGCCCTTTGTCAGTCCAAATAGCACCATAGATAGCATAATCTTTGTTAATTTCATAACCGTTTTGTAAAGGTGGCTTCCATGTAGTAAGTGTTGGTGTGCTTTCTATATCTAAATCAACCATCACATAACCATCACACAATTCTTCAATAGTGTCGGCTTGGTTTATACAATATTCTTTTTCAATTTTTATTCTTGGGTTTGAAATATAATCAATGTCTTTATATATTCCATTTTTCGTTCTAATGTATTTCATTTTTTATAAACCCCTCTAATCTTTCATATTGTTCTTTACTGAAATCTTTTTGCCCCCTATCGTATTTCTCTTGTAAGTTATAGAAACATTGTAAGAGATAACGATTGGTGTGATGATTTGGAAATGGTTCTTTAGTTGCAAAATCAGTTAAACTTATTGCGACACAATTGAAATAACTACCTAAATGACCAAAACTTCTTACAACGATTCCACGATTAGCCATTTCAGCTAGAACCATTTGTGTATAAGCAAACAAATGCCTTTTATCATATTCATACACATAATTAATCAAAATATGGTTATCTTGCTTTTTGAAAATGGAATTTAACTCTCTCCACTGGGCGATCAGTTGGCTTTGTGGCAAGAATGGAATTAATTTATAGTGCCATAATCTCATTTTTACAAATCCTTCTTTCTTTTTATGCAACCATTCTAAACTATAAAATAAAAAAAGTCAAATATTTTTTTTAACAAAATTAAAAGAGAATTTCCAGTAAAAGCGATGAGACATATAAGGCAATTATTCTTAATAAAAAAATTGGATTAAATAAACTTAGCTGTAATGATATGTATCTTGAAGCAAATAATTAATATACAAAGTAAAATATTAATACCATATGACATTATTATATGATAATATATATTTGCCCAAAGGGTTGGTGACTCTCCGTCATTTGCTTAGCAATAAAGTGTTGGAAAATTTATAGAAGGTCTTGTCCCACCGAAACGGGGCTTTTTTATTATTTTCATTAAACTTTCTGCAACTTCGAATAATTATTCAGATTTTTTCTTGGTGATAAAAAGCAAAAGATCCTTCTTTCTCTTTATATCAAAGTTCTTCGTTGCCTCCCATTAATTTTAAGCAATATAAATATTTTTCTCTGTCCATATTTCATTTTCCTTTTTTGTTATATAATTGTTGTCTTTTGCCTTCCAATATTTGCCAACATACTTCTTAATTGGTGTTGCGAAATAAATTCCGAAAGTTGGATATTCGACTAAATTTATAATAGGAACATCCCAATCAATACGAATTGGAATAAACAGAATATTGTCTAATTTAAACGGTTTAACTTCATATGTGGTTTTTCTAATCGTATTATTTTCTGTTATAATCAAAGGCTTTTTAGATGGTTTTAATTTTTTCGTTAAAGTTATACCGTCTTTTTTATATTTTTTTATGCCCAATTCAACCAGAAAAACACTTTTCTCTGTGGTTTTACAAACTTGAAAAAAAACTAATAAGCCATGATAATTTAAAACAAAAACATCGTTGATAAAAATATCATAAATATTTAATTCATTCATATTAATAATAGATTAAATAAACTGCTTTAGTTTGATTTTTAGGAATTTCAAAATAATCATCATGGGTACAAAATTTTCTTTTCTCGGAATATAAATGTGGAACATCGCAACGAATTAAATATGTCTGATTTCCCGCACGAGTTGACCATTTATCTAAATATGAATATTCAAAAAGAAATTTAGAACGCATGTCCTCCAAAGTCCAACGAGAATTTGGAAAGCGACATTTAAGTTCTTCGAATTCCTTTTCAATTTCTGCTTCGCTTGGTTCGGTGTGAATTGCAACACAAATACAATGATTTTCAAATTTTTCTTTTTCACTAAATGAAATATTTTCTTTAACGATTTCATTTAAAGAAACTTTGTCCCACAGATTTTTTGAATAACAACCGTCAAAAGGAACCCAGTGCGAATCTCCTTGGTTATCTTTCATCCATGTCCCAGTAGCTTCGTAATGAATTTCTTTTCCATCTTTGTTATAGAAATGTACCCTATGTTCGTAAGCATATAAATCTAGTTTTAAAAAATCTTGCAAACTAATTTCTGTAATTAAATTAGATTTTTTCATAATTTTAATTCCTCCTCTGTTAAAGCCCAAGTTTTACCATAATCTTTGAATAATAATGTTCTAAGAGTATTTTCGGTTATTACATAAAACAATTTTCCTTTGAAATCAATATTACCATTTTTTATTTTGAATTTTTCAATTCCAAAAGCAGTTTTTATATATCCACCTTGTTTTAGCATTTTAGCAAATATACCTGAATCCAAACCTAACTCATCTTCAATATTTTTAATTCGCTTTACATAGTCTAACAAGTTATAGAGTTCTTCTAATGTTTCTATGTCACAGTCTTCTAAAATGTCTTCTAATTTACTAAGTTTCTTTAAGATAGGTGCTTGATAATTAAAATCTTTTCTGGTTAATCTCATAACAATATCTCTTTTAATAAATCGTATTCTTCTTTATTTTCAAACAGATCGTTGCCTTTTTCATCAAATAAACTTAACCACTCTTCGTAGGTATATTTGTAATCAACCAAAGCGACAATAGGTTTCTTTTTAATAATTTCTAATGCTTTAAGTTTCTTTGTATTTACACCCACTTTTTCAGTTTCATTAAATTCACTACCATAGGCGAATGTTTTTACATATCTAACAGCAGTTCCTAATAGTTCTAATATTCTTGTTTTTGTATATGTTTCTCCTTCTTTTAAGAAATCACACATTTTTGAATACATAAGATTAAAAAGTTCATCTATCATTGATTTTGTGTTTGGGTAGAAATCATTAATTGTGTTTTGCTTACAATCTATTTTTAACAATTCTTCATAATTTTTAAGAGTAGTAAAAATGGTGTCTAAATCTTCTTTGCGACCTTTATATCGTTTTGAATTTTGTTCTAATCTTACAAATGCTTCTAATTCTTTACTCATCTTTGTTCTCCTTTTTGCTCTCTTTTTTGATAATTATGTATTCATCTAATTTTTTTAAAAACTTTTTACCAGCTCTATCTATCAAATGAAATAAACCCAAATTTATAATCATTGAGAAAAGACAGAAACAAACACAACATATTTGGATAATTTCAATATAAGTCATAATAGCCTCTACTTTTACCTGAGTTTTAGTGGCTTTTTGTAAACCCTAAAATATGTAATCAAATCAACACCGAGTTCTTCTTCGATTTCTTTATATTCACAAAGTTCTTTAATAATTTGAGCGAACATTTTTTTACCAACTAAACGACTTCCGAAACACATCGGTTGATCGATAGCTTTCCTCAGTTCTTCCTTCGTTAATCTACTCATAACAACTCTAATTCTCCTTTATCGTTCATTTTTGCGACATATTTCAAACCCCATTCAGTCCAAATAGCACCAAATACATCACCATTTAACATTTTTACTGCACCAGCATTTAATATCTTATATTTTGCTTTTGCCAATTCAAAATCATTACCAATAGACTTGTTTCCATAATTATCAACCGAAACAAACTCATCGCACAATTCTTCAATAGTGTCGGCTTCAGCAATAGGATTACCTATCCAAGTTTGTGGTGACAATACTCCGTCCAATATATTCCAATATATCCCATCTTTCGTTCTAATGTATTTCATATTTTTCGTTCCTTTCGACAATATAATAAAAGACAAAATGTCCTTTGTCAAGACACTTTGTCCATTATAAATTTATTTTTATAATTTTACCCATTTATCATCGATTAAATTTCCTATTGCTACAACAACACGGTTCTCAATTTTTATTCGAGCAAATTTTCTCGATAAATCTTCCCATCGTTGTAATTCTAATGTATCTAAAAGTTCTTTTATAAAATATGCATCAATGATATCTATTTTATTGGTTTGAACAGTTCCTAGTTCGCAATCAAAACCTATTTGAATAATTAATAATCCGTTTTCATCTAAGCCTAAATAACTATATTTAATTTTAGCGTTAATTACTTTTTCCATAACCCAAATTCTCCATTTCCTTGATAAAATCTTCTAAACTTTTAGGTACAATTACTATGAATCCGCGACTTCTTAATTCATTATGTACCTTTTTTTGTTCTTCTCTTAATCTTCCATAACGCGCTTTGCATTCACAGAAGATTATGTGTCCATGATTGTCGAATAGTTGCAAATCCGGCCAACCATTTGGTGGACCTGTTCTAATCACTCGTTCACTGTATAAATCTCTAAACGTTCCTACATTGATACGAATTGCCATTATGTTATGTTCACCACACCATATTCGAATTTCGTTTTGTATGTCGTGTTCTACTATTGGATTTTTTGGTGCCATTATTTTTCTCCTATTTTAATCTTATTTGCATTTTTTTCTGCTCTTGCTTTTAATTGATAATAAACCCAACCTATCGAATAACCTCGTTCTTTTGCGATACGGATTAATTCTTCTCGACCTTTTGCCATGCCAACTTCCATTCTTTTTTGTTTTTTCTCAATCTTTTCGATGCGTTCCAATTCTGCTTCTTTTTCTTCTTTAATTTGTCTATGTGTTTTTTTGTTATCAAATCCACAATAAGGACAAATAGGATCGGTGCCACGATATACTCTGAAACAATTGGAACATTCACGACAAGTAACTTCTGGCTCGCGGTTAGGATTTCTAATTCTTTTACCACAATCATCTAACGAGTAAATGCGTTTTTCTGTAGGCATTCCATGTGCATAACAATTTCCAACATAATCTATTATTATTGCTCTTTTGCCTTCTTTTGGAGTTAAACAACGACATGCTTGTTGAATATATAATGTCTCAGATTGAGTCGGTCTTAATAACAAACAACATTCACATTCTGGAACGGTTATTCCCTCTGAAATCAAATTACAATTACATAAAATTTGATATTTATTATTTTTATAATCTTCCATTATTTTTTCTCGTTCTTTTTCTGGTGTATTAGCATCCATATGAACTGCAGAAATTCCGTTTTCAATAAACAAATCCCTAATCGATTGACTATGTTTCACATTTGTGCAATATGCAATTGCCTGTTTTCCATTTGCTAATTTTTTATAATATTTAATAATATCGCCATAAATTTTTCTATCTAACATAACATTCGCTAATTCATCGTTGTTAAAATCTGAACCAGACATTGAAACATTTTGTAAATTAATATCTAATTTTGGTGCATATAAATCATATGGAGCAATTAATTTTCTTTCGATTAATTCATCACCGCTTACACCGTTTATAATTTCTGTAAAAATGGATAAAGGTTTATTATCTAATCTTTTAGCAGTTGCGGTAAAACCAATAACTGGACATTGATAAAATTCACAAACTTTTTTATAGGATTCGGCACCACTAATATGTGCTTCATCAATAATTATTAGATCAACTTTACCATGTTCGCCTAAATGATTAACTTCTGTAAAAACACTTTCCAAACGAACATTTTTAATAATTTTTTCATGTTGTTTGAGCAACAACCTTCTGTGTGCCAAAACAAGCACTTTGCTGCCTTTTAAAGCTGCTTTTTCGCATATTTCTTTCATTATATAAGATTTACCAGAACGACAACAATCAACCGCACATGGATTTTTGTGATTTGCTAAGGCTTTTCTTATTCTGTCATATGTTTTTTGTTGATAATCTCTTAACATTTTAATCATCTCCAAATACAATGCCTTTTTTGTCTTCTGCTAATTTTAAACCGATATATACCCAACCCTTATTAGAATCTTTTTCTAATTTATAACCCTTTTTAGGCATTTCGTTTTTAAAACGACTTTCACTATAACAATATTCACCGTTTTGTTTAGCCCAATCCTTATAAGCTTGATATAATCGTGGTGCTTCTATAGACATTCCGGGGAAATTAATTGCTCTATCATTCAAGAATGCAATTACAACATCGAGTTCTTTCTTGTAATCGCTTAATGCTTCTTCTAAACATTTTGGTTTAGGAAGTTTGTCATTGAATTCATTGTGTAATCTAACTGCACCCTTAATCATCCAACCGAGAATTTGAGATTTTTCTGCTATTAATTTTTTTGGCATATCTACATCTTTCTTTTCTTCAGTAAAAGTATTCAAAAAAGGAATATAATAAATTCTTCTCCAAGTACCAAAATCTGTAGCACGAATAATTGGTCTGTTATTAGTTGACATCCAAGGACTAAATGTAGGCATGAACGAAAATGGTTGTCCGTATTTAAACTGGGCATTAATTGGTTCGCCAGATAACATTTGTTTAATCATAACTTCATCGAGTTTCTTACCTTCTGCGGTTTCGCTTGTACTAACCATTCTTTTTCCAAGTAATGAAGATAATGCAAATTCATTTGATTGACTGGAACTATTAGGACTTTGAATTAACAAATCGCTATTCATACTAGTTCCATAATCACCGAACACATCATTCACAACTTTTATAAAAGTAGATTTACCATTGCTACCATTACCATACATAATAAACAAATGTTCTTTATTGGTTCTTCCCGTCAACGATTCACCTAAAGCCATTTGAAGAGTTTCGACTAATTCTTCTGTTTCGTTTGGATTATTTCTTTCTAATATATCGTGTAAAAACTTTAACCAAACTTTTGGTTCGGCAAAATCAACTTTGCAATTGGTGTTTTTGGATAACATAACTTTTTTGTCGAATGGTTTAATTTCTCCTGTATCTAAATTCACAATACCACTATCTGTATTTAATAAGTTGTCTTGTAAATCAAATTCGCTATTATTCACAGGCAAATCATGTAAGTCATGTAGTTCGGATAGCATTGCATCTTTTCCAGCTTTGTTTGCTACTTTTTTAGCATTCTTCATTTGGGCATCTTGAATTTTTAATAAAGTGCTAATTTCTTGTTCCTTTGTTTCTGAATTAGATTGAGACAATTCTTTAATTTTCGATTCAGTATTTCTTATTTCGCTCTCCAAAACTTCGATTAATTTATTAGCATATTTTCTAACATTGCCTTTTGTGTCTTTAATCCATGTTTTGCCATTCCAAAACATAAAATATTGATTGTCTTTATTGTATTTAAAATTCTCACCAAACTGATCATAAAATCTTTCAGCGTTACCAGTATCGGTAAGTGGATATGTTTTAAAAATAGTTTTAACTTTAATAATTGGATCTTTTCTTTCATCGTATTCAACAATTTCTGTTTGGGATTCAATTGGTTTTTGAATGTTTTCAATTATTGTGATTTTTTCTTTTGCTGGCGTATAAACATCTTTCTGACCAGCAATAGCTTTATCTAATGTATCGTTCCCATATGTGCTTTTTCCACGAGGAGAATCCCATTTGTTTCTCATCAACGAACTAGAACGAAAAATTCTGTCCATTTGTGATTTATCGCACCCAGTCCAAAATGCTAAAATTTGGCACAATGCCATATCTGCTGCACTGTGATCGTTTTTATATGCAGACATATCGCCATTATACAAATCCATAAAATCCTTTCCGAAACGACTATTTTGAATTTTATCAATTAAATCATTATCGGATAAATTAGTTGGAGCGACATCTATTGTTTTGCTTTGTCTGTTCTCTCCAAAAATAATTCCTTTAAATCCTTCTGGAATATCATTTTCTTCTTTAGGGTTTAAATATTTTTCCCACAACGGTTTTATTTCTTCAGTTCTATCATTAATTGGCAAGTCTAAAATAACATTGCCAGTCATCGTGAAAAAGCGACCTTTGTCATACATTTCTACTCCGACACCATTTCTTCTCCTAGCACCTTCTGGCAGGGTTCCTTTACAAATAATATGAATACCTTCTCCACTGTGAGAATATTCAGTATAGGATTTTAAAGTATTAACAAATTCACTGGAAAAATCAAAAAATTGATCTTGAGTCATTGGTTTCTTGCCAGTAATTGGATCCTCGTGATTGTCCAAATCAATACCGAAATACTTTATTCCAGTATTTTTGTCTTCTCCAAGCATGAAACCGATTCCATCAAAACCAAATTTAATGCAACCAGTTATAGCGACTCTAAAAATAGTCCATGTATAAGAATCGTTACTTCTAGCATAATCGCCATTAATCGCATTATATGGAACCTTGGTTTGTTTTCCATCTCTTTCCTCTATTTTATAACAAATCCATCTTCGAGTTTGTTTTATTTCTTGAGGTATTTTTAAATACTTCTTTTCTAGTTCTTCTTGTGTCATACTTTTTTCCTTTTCTGTTAGGGTGTTTTAATGTTTTGTTTATTTAAACGAGAAATTGGGAGTTGCACCCGATTACGATTTAATGCACCTTACGTAACGACTATCTAATATAGATAATCATAGAACTGTTCTACCTATTTCTCGATATGGTGGAATGTGTTAGTGATTAGCTAACTAAATCGCTTGAATGTAAGTCGAAAGAATTAATAATTGTAGATTTGGTTTTGGAAACAAACGAACCATTCCATATAATTCGATTACTAAACCACTGTGGAAAACTTCACCGATAAGTTTTTATGGTTTTAATTACTAGAATGGCAACTCGTCATCTGGTAATTCTAACTGTTCTGTATTTGTTTTTTCGATTTTAGCGGGGTGTTCTTGCATATCCCAAATCGATGGAGAGAAAGACCAATCTTTAACATTGTTTCTTTCTTTTTGAGAATATTCATCAAACGATGTCTCAACGGTTAGAATTAAATGCAATCCCACTAAATATTGAAGCACTTCATCGATATCGATAAAATATTTTTTGTAATTAGCAGTATTCTTTTGAGTAATAATGATTTTATTCACTCTGTTAAAATCGTAACAATTATCTCCTTCTTTTTCATTGATACGATAGAATAATTTACGATTTTTAAAATTTTGTTCTACATCGTTTCTAATCTTAAAAGTAATATTAAGATATTTGTTGCCTTTTTGTGATTGTTTTGGTTCGACTTTTTCGATAACAACTTCGTAATCTCCATCATCGATTAAACTAAATTCTCCATTAGTATCAAATTCTTCACCAAAATTAATCGCACCGTTTTGATTTACTTTTTCTTCTGTCATAATATTAATTGTGTTCCTTTCTTTATAATAATTGTTCACCTTTAGTATCTTTATCTAAACATTCCTTGCCACAATATGGCTTGCCATACTTTGCGATACTACCATCGTAAGTGTGTTTTGAAATAGTTTTTCCACAAACAGAACATATATAAGTGACTTCGTTTGTAGTTGGTATTACATCTTCGATTCTTAAACATGGTACCGTTTCTTTTGCTACTTTAGTTTTTGTTGCAAATACTTGAACCTTCTTGCCTATCCAATCATAAATATTACCAGTTCCGTATAATTTTTCAATCATTTTACAATTAGTAACATTAAGAACCATAGGCAACACACCTTCTTCGAAAAAATATGCTACTGGTTTTAATTCCACTTCTCCATTATTAGAAGTTACTTTTTCTTGCTTAACTTCTTTAATAGTAAGAACCTTTTTTTCTTTAGGAGCAAAACACTCTGCGCGAAGGTGCTCCATGTCTGTAAGATTTCTCCAATGAGTATAATTTTGTTCTGACATATACTGCCTCCTTTCATTCAATATTAAGTAATACATAACTTATGTTTGTTCCATTAAAAATATCAATTTCTTTTTCGTTGGTATTCTTTAAAACACGAACTTCGATTAACATGTTTGGTAAATTTGAATATGTTTCCCAACGATATTCTATTTTTTGATATAAATATGGGGAATACGAGCGAGAATAATTCTCTCCGTATCTAACCATAAGTTCTTGATTTTCTTTTATTACAGTCCAATCTATAGACATATCTACACGAGATGAATTGGTTTGTTGACACCCAATCAAAGATAATGCCATTATTGGTAATAACAGTATTTTTTTCATATTGTTCCTTTCTTAATATTCTATGTTTTCGGCATGAAATAATTTTGAATAACTTTCTACACCTTCAACTTTTTGTCCTTTTAAACAAATGTCGCAATGTCCACAACCAAGAGGTTTAATTTCTCCTCTTTTAATTGCCCCATATCTAGGTGCCAATCTAACAACTTCTTCCAATGCTTTATCTAAATATTCTTGGTCGATTTTAATAAGTTTTTTCACTGGAACACTTTGTTTTGTGGTTACGGCCAATACAAACGGAAGTTTTTGACCAGTGTTTTGCCTAACTATTTCTTGATAAATGCAACCTTGATACAAATACCCATAAGCTTCTATAAAATCCACTTTAACATTTCTTATCTTTCCGGTCTCATCGACTTTCTCAATCCAAACCGGTTCCATGTCTTTCATAATTTTTTGATCGACTATGAGTTTGTTTGGAAAATATGAGTCTATTTTAATTTTAAACAATTCTCCGGCGATGGTTCCAACCATGATTACTTGATGTTCGCCACTTAAATATTTTAACAACATTTCGTCATCTTCGATTGCTTTAATTACCGTTTCAACATTTTTAAACGGTGATTTTAACTCACCAGTTTTGATGTTGAACATTTCTGGATGATTTTTTATAAAAGCATCTAGTTCTTTTGAGAAATAAGCATCAACATATGATCCAAATAGCAACGCATCGGTTTGTTGTTCTGCAATCTCACCATTTATTTTTGCTAAAGCTTCTTTTTCACATTTCTGGAAATCCTTGAATTGAGTAGAACCAAGATATTTTTTTCTCATTTCAATACTGTGATAGTTTTCGTTTGTTAATCTTTCCATACAGTTTACCTTAGATTATACAATTCATCAAAAGAGCAATTTAATCCTTCGGCTAATTTTTGAATACTTATCAAACTTGGAGTTCTTTTGCCACTTTCGTATTTCACAAGGGAAACTACTGAAAGCCCACTTTTATTCGATAATTGTTGTAATGTTAATTGTTGTTCTTTTCTTAAAAACTTAATCTTTTCTGATAATTTCATTTAGTTCCTTTCTTCGACTTACAATCTTATTATTACTTAGTTCCGTTAAAAATGTCAAACATTATTTTTAACTTTTTTTAATTCGTTAATAATTTTTTGCATATCATCTAAACTAATAAGTCCCAAACTATTAACCGAATAAAAAAATTCATCTTTATTTGGTTCGCCATTTTCATCGATCTGTAAATTTATAATTGGTAATTCGTAACGGATTTGAAGATTTCGAGTTTCTTCAAAAAAACTAATATTTTTAACTTTAAATTTCACATGACTTAGCAATTCTTTGATTGTTTTCAATTCTTTGCTTTCATCTTCTAATTTTTTAAATTCTCTATTTTCAATAATATCCGTTAATCTTTGAATGGTATCTTCCATTTTTTTCCATTTTTTGCGAGAAATAAAACACATCTTATAAATCCTCAATAATTTTTATTAAAATTCTTTTTTCTTCTTCTGTTTTTGGTAAAACTTGTAAAGCATCAGTTCCTAATAATGCAAATTTATTTTCATTCAATATTTTTGCAAATTGTTCGGCGCGCTTTTCTGTTAGGGTGTTTTTTTCAATGTGAGAAATACTAGCCTTTCCTAAATTGACCATTTTACCCAATTCTTTTTGTGTAATACCATGAACAGCACGATATTTTGCTAAATTGTTCATAAAGTCTCCTTTCTTTTTTAATTTTCATAGCATTTTTTAATCCTTTCTTCGAATGTTTCGAAATCTATATCGCTTCTATCGATTTTAATATTGAATGATTTCGCTATATCTATTATTGTTTGCACACAATCTTCGCATCCACAACAATGCTTTTGTTCACATTCGTTGCAGCACCAGTGATAACCACAACAATATTCACCAGTTTTACTACCACGTTCTTCGTAGATTTTTTGGCAGTAATTGGTAAACAATTCAAACCATTCTTTTTCTGTATAAATTGTTATTGATTTGCCATTTAATAAAAGTTGTTCGTAGGGCATATTAGCATTCCTTCGTTATATCTCTATAAATATCTATTTGATTAATTTCATAATCATCTCTAATCACAATATTTAAACCAAAGATTTGTTTAATATTTCTTCTAATAGAATCATCAAAGTATCTTTGTTTATTATCTGCCAAATATTTAAGATATGTATATAAAGAAGAACTCATTGCTATTGTATTGACTTTTCTTTTGCATTTTTCAAATCTTTCATAATTGATTTTTTCAAGTTCTTTATAGATAGTTCTAAAAATATCACCTTCTATATTTTCAGGGATTATTGTTTCTTTGATTTCCAAAAGGCCATTAAGCAAAATTTGTTTATGGTCTTTATCTAGTTCAAATATTCTCATTCCCTAATATCTCCTTTCGTTTCCATCTGAATCAAGTCTTATGATATGGAAAGCATAAGCATTGGCAACTTTGTGAAGATTACGAGCATTTGTTCTTGTTGCTGTATCACCAGTGTGATAGTTAACAAAGTAGTCATCACCACCACAAACCTTTTTTACAATGCCTAGTTCAAAGCGGTCTCCATTTTGATATAAAACCACTTCACCTTCTTCGTATTTGATTGTGTTTTGGTCTAATAATTTAATTTGAGTGATAACTGATTTAACTTCTTCAAAGATTTCTTTGGTTGTCCATTTTTTGCCATCATCTAGAAAACCTAGTCTTGTTGAATAACCAGCATAATCACCACTATGTCCATAATCCCAACCAATAAACCATTTTCCATTAGCTTCTTCTTCACCTAATACATGATGAAGATTATCAGAGTAAGTTAGTCCAAAATGGCAATCAATGTTGTCATAGATGTCTTCATCGTTATAATTTCTTCCAAACCAACGATGGTTTTTAGGGATCTCAATATAAGCACAAGGGTGGATTCCATAAGACACAATGTAGAAGTTATAACCTTCGTATGTGCCACTATGTAAGATTTCCGTTTTGTTTTGTTCGGTATAAATCATTTCTTTCATAAGGGTAGTGTCCTTTCTTTTTTATCGATAAGTTCCTCCTCTGTCAATGCCCAAGTTTTACCATAATCTTTGAGTTCATATGTTTCAAAATCTTCGTATTCATTAAACTCGAATAACACTTTTTCCTTGAAATCTAAATCCAGTCCATTTGTAAAGTAAATCTTGTCTTTAACCTTAAAATATATTCCATTCTTCAATGCCTTAAACAAAGTAATTAAATCAATACCAAGTTCTTCTTCAATATCTTCTAATTGACCGAGTTTATCAAATGTTTTCCACCCCGTATTTTTACAAGGTGCATATTCTTTATCATTGATTTTATAAGTTAATCTACTCATAGTAATTCCAACTCTCCCTTATCATTCATCTTTGCTACATATTTCAAACCCCATTCAGTCCAGATTGCACCATATAAAGTTGAACCTTTTATGTTCATTTTTCCACTTCTGACTTGTTCTAAACCAAAAGAATAATAATTATCACCTCTGTGTTGTAACCAAGTTCCACTACTTCTTGCTTCAAAAATATCTTTTGAATTGTCATATTCTGTATGAATTAACACAAACTCATCACACAATTCTTCAATAGTGTCGGCTTGTTTTAAAGTTCTTGCCTTTATTCCTTGCTTATGCCTTTCAGGATATTTACAAGCATCTTTCCAAAAGATTGTTTCAATATCTTCGTATATGCAACTTTGAAAATCAAATTGTTTCTTAAACTTTTCAATATCAATAATTCTTCCGTCTTTCGTTCTAATGTATTTCATATTTTTCGTTCCTTTCGACAATATAATAACACAAACAGAAAAGATGTCAAATGTTTTTTTTAACAAAATACAAAAAAAGTGAGTTGCCCCACTTTTGTTTTTCTTTATATTTGAGTAATCGTATCTGTGCCAATAACCGTGAATTGTGCTTGATAATCAATTGCTCCAGTATGGAATGAATAAGTCCCATTTTCTTCTAATTCAGCAATCTTCATTTCATCTACTCCTTGACCTGTATCTGCTAAAACATATAATACTGCATCATATTGAGATAAAATGGTTTGTTTAATTCCCATGCCATAATATAATTCGGTTAAATTATGAGTTCCTGTAATAGGTGCCGCACTTGTATTTATAACGGTTAAATTAAAGACAAATCTGGTGTTTTGTATATCATAAACTTCGCATTGTATTTTATGTTCGAATAATCTCATTCCTACAGCGGAACTAACTGCTGTATCAACATAACCTTTTGTTGCGACATCCATATTATTTATAGGATCATGACCAATAGTCGCTCTTCCATCCGCTAAAACTTCAAAGGCATTGCTTCTATGCTCATCATCAGTTCCCTTACCGACAATAACAATTGCATCCGAATTATCTGCATTGTATGAACCCATTACACTTTGTCCATTATTTGAAGACTTTGTTCCGACACCCTCAGTATGAGATGCTTCGTGTAAAGTAGTTGTGCGATATCCTTCCGCATGAGAACCAGTCCCTATTGCTCTACAATAGTTACCTTCCGCATGGGCGGCATTACCAACTTGTGTTACTTCTCCACCACCTCCACTGCCTCCGCCTCCCGGAACATCGGGTATTTCAGGATAAGTTGGTGCATTTTCAATAGCACCTGTATAGCTTCCATAACCCTCAGTGTGTGAAGCATAACCACTTGCTAAAGTGGATTCACCTTCTGCGTGTGAACCATTTGCACCACCCTCAGTAAATGACTTTGTTTGGCTTCTTACACCTTCGGCATGTGAGGCATTAGCATTTGCAATCGTGTCTGAACCTTCACTATGAGAAACCGAACTCGCTGCAGTTGTTCTTTCGCCCTCGGCATGGGAACCATCAGCTAAAGTTACTGATTGATAACCTTCTGCATGGCTTTCTTCGCCTTTAGCAACAGTTTTATTACCATTAGTAAATGAAGCTGTCGCAAGAGCCATTGTATCTTTGCCAAAAGCAGCGGACTGATTTCCACTAGCACCAGTATTAATAACTGCCGAGAGTGTTGGATCTAGTGCTATAGCATTTGCATTTCTTGGATTTCCAGAACCATCATCGCCAAAATTGACCGTTGCATTTGCCATCTTTTGTCTGACAGCATTTGTTCCAGTGCCATTTTCAGCATTAATGCTAGCGGCCATGCCCGCGACTAATTCGTCTACGTATTTTTTTGATGTAGCATGGTTTTCGTTAACTGGTGTCTGGTCAACTGTGATGTTTCCACTATTACCCCTAATAGGTATAGTACCCGGAACAGCAGCTTTAACTATAGCAATCTCTCCTTGTACGTCACCATTATGTGTATATGCAAAAATTCCTGTTGTGGTTTTTTTATCCACTTTGTTCTTAACTTGATCAATTATAAACAAATCTAATCCTTCTACTTGTGTTGCTAATGTTTTAGGGTATAAATTCGTTGTAGTATCTATAGAACCATCTGATTTTAACGGATGTAATGTAATTTTTTTATCTGCCATATCTAATCATCCTCCGTATAACCTATACCAGCAATAACATTTCCACTCGGGGGTGACGGTAACGGTTCGGGTTGTGGCAAGGTATTACCTTGATAAAATCCAGTAAATTCTGGATAACCACGAAGAACTCTTGGGCGATTTTTTACAACCAAATTAAACAAACCAGCATTACTCAAATAATCAATAGCGGCTTGACATACTTCGAGTTGAACCAAATCTCCTCGAGTAGTAATAATTCCTTTTTCGCTATCGTAACCACTATCCATACCC